AATATGCCCATCAATCTCAACCTCCGTACCCATCGGGATAACATCCGGGTCCGTTGCGATGGTCACGCCCTGTGTGGCTTTCGCTCCTGTGGCTGTATAGCCGTTTGAATACGCTCCACAGCATTTTTCGCATGGGCAGTATGCTGTCACGGTCATGGTGCTTTCGTTCGTGTAGGCGGCTTCCTGCGGCGTTTCTTGGCGGATTACTTCCGCCACCGGCGGGGAAACGGGTTCTTGCTCCTCCACATATTCCGCTTCTGCGGCAAGTAGCTCCACCCACAATATCCCGGCGGCAAACAGCAGACCAAGGGCCGCACCTCCGGCAACTGTAAATATGCTCTTTCTGCTCATTTTCTTCCTCTCCCGTATACCATCCATTGCATAGATACCCCAAGCGCATCACAGATATGTGCCAGCACCCACACCGATGCGGTGCTGTGTCCACACTCAATATAGCTGATTGTCGATGGTGCTACACCAGATTCCAAAGCCAAATCATTCTGCGACATAAGTTCCTTCTCCCTCGCCTCCCGCAGGCGCTTCCCCATACCCGCAAAATCTGCCGTCATGTGTATCCTCCTTTCTATCATCAGGATCGTACTTTGGGCAACTTACCACCAAAAACGATGTGTATTTTTCGTTTTTGGTCGGAATTGCATTCCATCCCTTTACCGGCTCAAAGCGTATAGGCCAGCCCTTTTTTGTGTAGTCTACTTCTGTCCATGAGCATTTTCCATACGCTTTTCTACAAGTCCAGCAAAGCGTTTTCCCTCCAGTGGTAATATGCTCCTTCACAAGTTTTCTCCTCCTCTCACCACTCAACCGTGACTTCACATTCATTCGGCATAAGCAGGCGTAGATTTTGCAAAACGCTTTCCCGGTCTCCCCGGATAGTGAGCCGTGCGTGCAGCAGCTCTGCACCCCTTGCGGGTGGGGCAATTTCGTCGGTCTGCTTCTCCGGCGTTTCTGCTGCCGTCACTTCGGCTGTGTGCCACTCCGATAGTTTCTTTTGCCACAAGTCAAGGTTCCGACCACCTCGCACAAACGGCACGCCCAGCTTTTCTCCATATTCTCTGATGGTGGCGCTGCAACAGCCCATCTCGTCTGCAAGGTATGTAGCTGCCGCTCCACAACTCTGCATATTCCGCAGGTATTCTCGCTGCAGATCGTCCGGCATTCCCTTGAATTCATCCAACGGCATAGGCCGCGTGATGTTGTAAGTTTTCACCGCTCCGTTCATCTCCTTTTTCTGCGCCGCAGTGAGATAGTCACTGGGCAATCTGCATTTCCCACGCTTACGGTTTACATGGGCAAACGCACCTCTTGCAACACGCTTTTTCTGCACGATGTCATAGTCAAAATCATTCATAGGCGGTTATGCTCACCTCCGTCCGTGGGGTCTCCTTGTCGTACAGCACCCGGCTTTCGTCATGACTGACGATAATGCCGCAGTGATCGTCCAGCAGCACACGCGCCTTGACCATCACATCGTCAACAGCTTCCAGCAGATTGGTTAAATCCACTCGCCGCTTGGTGGGCATATAAAACAGGCATTTAACCTCCACTGGATAATCGATCGGCTCATGCACACCAGCCTTTTTGCAGTACCACACAGCTTTTGCCTCGTAGTCGATGTACTTCTGCGACGGCATGATAAACGATTTCCCTGTCTTGCTGCTGTGCATAATGCGCTGGCTGTTTTTCTTCGTCACAGGTGGCAGGGGTATGGTAAAGTGCAGTTCAGCCATTTCCGTCTCCCATCTCCATCTGCCCGTCAACCTGCATGGCCTTTTCAAGGCGTCGGTATGTCCCCAGCTCGTCCAATGCCCGCTTGCGGTACATGGAAAGTAAGGCTTGCTTTTCTTCCTCCGTTTCCGCCAGCTTGTAGCCGCCGTCTTTCATGGCAACGATAGGCACACCCTGCCGCCTCTGCTCCCGTATCATCCGGCGGTTCTCTCTGTCCGGCATACCGGTCAATGCTTCAAGGTTTTTCCGGGTGTATGTAATGCCGGGAATCATGCGTAATGTGGTCATTTCAGCCTCCAATTCTGCTTTTTCCCGATGTTCAGCATATAATCCTTCGCCCTCTGGTTGATCCTGCTCCCGATTGCCTCGTCCCAGCTCAAAATGCGGTCAATGGTCAGCTCCGTGGAGATGATCGTGATTGCATCCGGGTTGATATACCTGGCATTCAGCAGGTCAAAGGCGATGTTTTTGTCGGCATCCGTTACGCTCCCCTTGAGAAAATCGTCGATATACAGCGCACGGACGGTTTTCAGCGGCTGCATGGCTTCGGCGTATGCTTCAGCATCGTTGGTCTTTGCCTTGATTGCCGGAATATCTCCCCTCCATTGCACATACCGCACTGGGATTCCTCCGTCCATCAGCTTGGCGCAAATCGCCGTACACAGGTGTGTTTTCCCAGTGCCGGGAGAGCCGCCGATGAAAAACCACTTGCCTTTCCAGTCGGTCAAATACTTCTCCGCCGCTTGCTTTGCGGCCCGTTGCCAATACTCCTGAGTTTGGAACGACTCAAAGGTGCAGCTATCCAGCAGTCCCAGAAGTCCGGAACGCTCCATGCGAAGCCTATTCCGACGAATGATCTCACATTTGCAGGTTCTACTCACCAGTTTGCCGCTTTCCGTGCGCCGGACGGTGTAGCCCAGCCCGCCGCAGATGTCACAGCCATGTTCCGACATGGTATTCTTGCTTTGTTGGCTGTTCACCGGCTTCCTCCTTTCTGCGCTTCTCCCATGTTCTGATGGCAGCCTTCCAGTCCTTCATGCGGGTTTTCCCAACCATCCATCCCTTGCTGGCGTAGAAATCAACGAACTGCTGTGCGTCAACCGCAGACCCCCGTTCGGAGATATAAGCCTGAACTTCGGCCAAAGAAGGCGGAGAGAAGCGCGCCTCGCGCGCATTATTCTCGCTTCTCGATTCTCGTATATCGATTCCCGATTCTCGATTCTCGAATACGGGAACATCTGCATTCATTTGTTTGCAAATGATTTCATCTGCTTGCGTAGGCTCTACAGGCTCAGGATATTTGCTTTCCTTTGCTCTCTGGTTCTGATACTTACCCCATGTTGGTAGGTAGAGGAAGCGCTTGCCCTGTGAAGTATAAAGGGCAACCAATCCAGCACTCGCCAGTCCATGAAGGGCGTTTTCTACAGTTTTCAGAGTAAGATTTTCTTTCAAAGGGAATAGCCTGTTTTTGATAATTGCGGCCCGTCCGTCATAGCGTCCGAAATCATCGCAAGAAACAATCAGCCGATAGAACAAGACCTCCTCGAACCACGAAAGCCCATCTATGCTGTCGCTGGTGCAGATGCTCTCGCGTATGATTCTGTTCGGCATCGGCGCACCGCCTTAAAACGGAAAATCGCCGTCGTCCTCGGAAATCTCCTCGAATGTCTGTGCGGGCTTCTGTGGTGCGCTGTCCTTGCTGCCGCAGAAATGTACCCGGTCCGCCGTCAGCTCCACCACCGTGCGCTTGTTGCCGCTGTTATCCTCGTATTCCCGGCTGGAAAGTTTGCCCTCCACGACGATCTCCTTGCCCTTAGCAAAGTGCTTGCAAATCATCTCCGCCGTGCTCTGCCATGCCACGCAGGGGAGAAACAGCTTCGTTTCTCTGTCCTTTACCTTCTCGCTCCATGCCACACGGAAACTGCACACCGCTGTTCCGCTGTTGGTGCGGCGCAATTCGGGGTCAGAGCAAAGCCGCCCCTGCAAAATCATTCTGTTTACCATCGTTTTCCTCCTTACAAATAGCTTTTTCCAAATTCACGGCGGAAGTCATCTTCCGTCCATCTCTGTTCCTGCATGGCCTTTAACTGGCCGTAGCGCTTCAGGCGCTGCATCTGCCCTGTGCTCTGGTGTACGGCGCTGGGTGCGAAGATGTGGCACCTCCTGTGGCACAAATACACCACAAGGCCGTATTTCTCGCTCTTTTTCCGGTATGCGCCGCCGAAGATGTGGTGCAGGTCCAGCGGATCCTCCGCCCCGTTTCGCCCACATAAAAAGCATCGTCTCTCATCCAATGGGCTGCGCCTCCCCCCATTGGGATTTCAGCGCCGCCAGCTGCTGCGGGGTCATGGTCTCGATCCCCGCCTCCCGGCAGTCCTCCACCACCCGGTCAATGAGCCGGGCCATCTGTTCCGTGTCGTAGGTGGAGGAACCGTACCACAGCGTCACGTTGGCGCAGCCTTGGAGCTTGCTGGGTGCCTTTTCCGCCATCCAGCCCAGCCCCCGTCCGCTCCACCGGCGCATCAGCTCGTCCGCCGCCTTTTCCTGCACGCATACGATGTCGCTGACCCCGGCGATCTGCCGGATCTCCTCCTGATAGATGCCCTCCTTGGTGGCCCCGTAATGCGCCGCCAGCTTGTCCATCAGCACCCAGCAGTAGGCGTTGGCATCGAGGCTCCGGCCCTTGCGCTTGATCTGCGCCCGATATTCCTTCCCCGGCTGCAGCTCGTCCACCACATCCATGGCGGAAAGCGCCGTCGGCACCCGCAGGCACAGCCAGTCTCCCGCCCCGTCCTGCATCCATTTGGCCTCCAGCACGCTGACCTCCGTCATGGCTGCACCGCCTCCTCTCTGGGCCATTGCCCCGTTTTCAGGCACTTTGCCAAGTACCGCAGCCTCGGCAGATACGCCCGCTCCACCCATTCCTCGTCATAGGGGATGGGATGAAAACTCATGCGCCCCATGTCGATGGGAAGGAAGTAGTTCTGGATCTCCGCCTCCGTCATCCGGTAGGCTGCAATGCGGCACTCCTTCCGCCGCCGCAGCCCCCATCCGCTTGCCAGCATCTCCACCTGACACTGCTGCCAGTATTCCTTGCTCACCCGAAATTCCGCCTTGCTGTGGGTCTTGACCTCCGTGATGAGCCGGGCATCCTCGCCGTCGTAGTTCACCCGCAGCCGCAGCCCGTGGATTCGTACCTGCCGGTCTCTGGTGCGGATGCCCAGCGCATCCAGGATCTTCCCCTCATAGGCCGTCCCCGCCTGCATGGCCGGGGTGGTGAAGGTCTCCTGCCGGATGCCCAGCTTCACGCTCCACCATTTTCGGAAGGTCTCCGTGTTCCACCGGCCCATGACCTTGGACGTGTCCGAGGCCCCGATCCAGCCGCTGCGGTCGTGGTCGTGGATCACAGTCGGCTCACCGCCTTTTCAAGGCTCCCCAGCTTGTCGAACCACCCCATCATGGTGGCCATCTGCTTGTCGTTGATGCCCAGCTGCGCCAGCAGATCCCGGTGGGAAAGTCCCCCCTGCTCCTTGCTGGTAATCAGCCGCTCCAGCCGCTCCTTCACGGCGTAGATACTGTGCCTCGACAGATCCTCCTCCCCGTCGTCGCCGTCCCCGGCGGCCCACAGGTCAAAGCCCAGACCCGTCCGCACCGCCACGCCTTTGACAAAGGCTCTGGCCAGCGCATTGTTGATCCGCAGCTGGTTCAGCGTGTCCTCATACACCACCAGCGAACCATTCAGCAGCGGCATATCGTAGGAAAAGACGTTCTCGTCAATGTGGATCTCCACCGACACGAACCAGCACTCCGTCACTCTCCCCTTGCTGGTGGTCACCTTGGCCTGTGGCCACAGGTAGCTGTTGGTCTTCGGGCAGCGCCGGGGAGCGTACCAAACGCTCTCCGCTCCGTTCTCGTGCAGCAGCTTCACGCAGTTGGCCCAGCCCAGATAAGGCACCTTCACCGTGTTCCCCCGCTCGTCCTTGGCGTCCCGGAACCCGCACAGGGGCCGCACATCCAGTTTCACCAGTTCGTTAAAAGGCTTCAGCATTTCTCCTTCTCCTCCTTCTTGTCCTCTCCGATCACGTCCATCAGGCTGTTTCCCTCCAGCAGCTGGTCGATGACCTCCATCTCCGTCCGCCCGAAGCCTGCCTTCATCAGCCACCGGAAATGCCGCCGGGTGTTCTCCCGGCACGTCCCGCAGGCCGCCTCGTTCTTCCAGCGCCACCCGCTGCAAAGAGGGCAGGGCCTCGCCTCCAGCTCCGAAAGCGGCCTCAGCGCCTCGCCGCACTTGGGGCAGCTCAGCCCGTGGTAGCCCACGTCCTTTTCCTCCTCCACCGCAGGCTCGTCAAACACCTCGCCGCAGTACTGAC